CGGTATATGACTTAGCAGTAGAATATGAAGATATAGGAGCAACAAGAAGATTCTATTTATATTTAAATGGTGTAATGATTAAGACTGTAGACGATACAGATCCACTCCCAGCATACTCTAATATAGCGCTATTTACTAGAGGGTCATCAAGGGCAATGTTTGAAAATGTATATGCTTTGTGTAATAATTATTCTCAAAATACATCATTTAGTTTGGGTGCTCCAGCAAACTCTGTTTTTGGAGATCAGGAAATAGATGTAAATGAATCATTTAGAAAATATTCAATAAGTGGTTTAGTTCAAAATACATATCTGACTGGAATAAGTGCTTCTGAACCACCAAAGTATGATATTTATTTTGAAGAGTTTGGAAGCATTATGAGAGAAATGGCATCATTTAATTTTAAATATGATAAAGCATATCCAGCACTAAGCGCAAAAATATCACCAACATTTAATAAGATGAAGGGTTACGCTGTGTCTGGATTCAGAGCAGGGTCCTATGGCGCAGAGTTTTTAATATTTAATACAACAGATGCTCCACTATCTCTAGACGAAACTAGCGGAAACTATTTGAGAGTTCAAGGAATTACATTTACACAGCAATCTGATAATAATCTTACGGTTGATGAGTATTTTAATAAGAACAGTCTTGCATCAAATCCACAATTTGTTGCTGATCAACTAATATCAAATCCTTATAAAATTAAGCAGGATTATCAAGATATTAAATTAAGCAGAATGACATATGGTAAAAAAGATTTTGCTATAGATACAACCTATATACAGTCACAAGATGAGGCACACAGTTTAATGAAGTGGCTAGTTGAAAAAATTACTAAGCCAAGAAGATCACTAGGCGTTCAGATATTTTCAATACCAACAATTCAATTGGGAGATATTGTTAGTGTAGACTATAAAGAAAATAACATAAGTATGGCATCTGATCCAAACAATAGGTTTGTTGTATATAACATTGAATTTTCCAGAAGTTCCGATGGGCCGTCTATGACTTTGTTTTTAAGTGAGGTTGTGTAATGTCAAGTCCAATAAAATCAGTAGATCCAGTTTATCTCTCTGCAGTGGCAGCAATTCCAGAACCATCTCAATCAAAAGAAGATGATTCAGTAAAAATTGCAACGCCAGATTTAATTCTTGCAAATGATGAAATGATGTCAATAGAAATAATGACAGACTTAATATTTGAGGATATAGGCGGATACGAACTTGCAACAATTTCAAGGCACGATTTGGTTAATGGTCAAAAAGTTATATATGCTCCAATTAAAAACCTTACAGACCTTTATCTTCAGTATAACCCAAACAATGTTTTAAGACTTCAGTCTGCCGATTCATACTTTAAATCATTATCTTTGTCTATTCTTGATCATATTCCAGTGTGTGGAACAGGCTATGATCTAGTTGGCACTGACCCAGACCTTACAAAACGAACTAAAGTGCCTAACTGTAAGTCTGTTTATATAGACCCCATAACTGGAGACCTAGTTATTAATGTTGTTAATGTTAAAGAAAATGAGCAGGTCGAGGTAGAAATATTGACCGCTGGAAATATTTTTGATGATACAATATACTATGGGAGCAGCCAATGATAACTAATACAGGAAAAAATCTTTTAGCAAAATACCTTGTGGGGCAAACACCATCATATGCATCTCATATTGCTGTTGGGTGCGGGGTAAACCCAGTAGTATCTGACTATACATTTACTACCCAAGAGTTAAATGAATTAAAAGATAAGCAATCTTTAGCATTTGAAATGTTTAGATCTCCTATTATTTCTAGGGGCTTCGTAAATGAAAATGGTCTTTCTAAAGTTGTATTAACAGCAGAACTTCCAACAGAAGAAAGATATGAGATTACAGAGGTTGGCATATTTTCTGCAGGGTCAAATCCTGTTGCTGGCTCATTTGATAGTCGAGTAATTTATTCTTTTGCAGATACTGATAACTGGAAATATAATCCAGCAGGATTATCTGCTGTCGACATTCCAGTAAAGTATGAGCCACTAGATGGAGAGTCTCAGAATGGAACAATAAATCAGAATGATAAAGTTTTTTCAACAAATGCAGACAATAGAATTTTTACACAAAATGATAGAGTAGCAAGAAATGAAAGATGTAGATTTTTAAATAACATAATTGCAATGCGTGGAGACACATCCACAATAACAATCGACGGTTCTGGAGTTATGCAGGCAGGAAGTGGGTCAAACTATATTAGGCTTGACGAAACATCTGTTGACTTTACAAAAAACAGTCCTACTGATGAATTAAGGCTTGCATTTTCTGTTGTTAGCAAAGTTGCCAATTCAGTAACCATACCAGATAATGTAAAAATACTTTTAGAGTTTTCTCATACTGGCCCAAACTCAAGTCAAGAATATGCAAGGTTTCAGGTAAACATTGATGACACCTCTTACTCCGCTGGCACCGCCCCAAAAGAAAATAATTTTGCAACGAATAGATATATTGTTTCTACTAGTTCATTTCAAGATTTAAAGAAGAGTGCTAGTTTTAGTTGGGCGGATGCTTCAACTGCTAAGATATATACATCAATAACTAAAGACGGATTACCTTCAGAATCTTTTTACATTTGTTTGGATGCTTTAAGAATTGAAAATACAACATCTACAAACTCGTTGTATGGGCTAACTGGTTATTCTGTAATTAAAAATGTACAGGCTAGACCAATCATTAAGTCTGCAAATACAACTAACTATATAGAGTTTAGATTTGTTTTGGATGTTTAGCCATGGCAAATACACCAGATAAAGGAATAAAAAATGTTATTATTAAAAAAGATGCCTTGGGAAAGGTCACAAGCAAAAACTCTGTTGTTGTAAGATTTCGCCTGGTATCTGAAGATAAAAATAGAAAATCGGCTTACTCTCAAATATATGTTGCTGAGTCTGGAGAGGTCTACTTGGGAGTTGGAGATATAAACCTCGTTGGAAATACTATTATAGTTAACTGGGCTGCTGGAGAAATAATGACGCAGATACTTTATGATGTATTTATTGGATTTGATTCTGCTACCCCAACATATAGGGCATCTACAGGATCATCAAACTATTCATTTTTAAAAACTGGTACATCTTCTGTTCAGGTTATTGTTCAAGCATCTTCTATAAATCCCACACTAAATAATAATTTAAAGATATATGATTCTGGAATAGTGAGTCTGGTATAATTATATTATGGCAATTTTACCATTACCCGAAAGAGGACAGCCACTAGATGTAACTTATCTTTATCAGATAGTTAAGGCTTTGAACGACCTGTCAACACAGGCATCTACATCTATTTATAAATATGTTACAGTTGATACTCCTAACGCAGGAAAGCAAAGCGTAAAGACATCAGAGGCAAGAATTATTGGAGGATATGTTCAGGTAACATCTGGATCATCTCAAACCGCTGGGTCATCTCAGTCATTTTCTTACAGCCTTCCAAGTGAATTTAAATTTCCTCCAGTTGTTACTGCAACGCCAATAAATATTGGAAATACAGATGCTGGAAAGGATGTTACTGTTACACTACTTAGCGTATCAACTTCAAAAATTGAAGGAACCGTTAAGTTCAATGTTGGTGGAGATACCACTGTCGGAGTTAACCTATTGATAGTTGGAATACCTAACTAATGATTTATTGTAAAAAATGTAAGGGTAGAATGTTTGTTGATAGATCTTATTCACAAATAAATAATCTTGAATTATATTGTATGTCTTGCGGATCAAGGACCTTCTTTCATCCGCCCAGCAACTCAAAGGAGGGCATGTGGCTGTTAAAAAGGGAAGTATTGAGAGCGAAGGCTACAATGTCCTCCCTGTAATTCCAGGGAATAAAAAGGTCTGGTTCTTAAATGGTGATCTTGTTAGAATACATCACCTTAATAAATCTAATGGAATAATGTCTGTTTATAATATTAATAAAGACAGAATTGAAAGTTGTTTAATTAATGATTTTAAAAAAAATAGAGAACGAGCATACACCGTTGGGGAGACTGCTAGTTTAGTTAATCGTCATAAAAAATATATGCCATCACTAATGAGAAGAGGAATTATTCCATTTCCTAAAGGATCTCAAAAGGGTGGTGCAAGAGGATTCAGAGTTAGATCATATTACTCTGAGTCGCAAGTTAGAGAGATTCGTGATATACTGGCTACATACCATATTGGTAGGCCAAGAAAAGATAAGTTAATTACAAACGATATTACTCCCAGCAAGGCTGAGTTGACTAGACGAATGGGAGATGGTATACTTACATATACGAGAACTGAAGATGGGCGGTTTGTTCCAATTTGGAATGAATCTATTTAGCGAAGGGTATGAAATGGAAAACGAAGCAACAAAGGTATCTGTAACACTTGGATATACTTTAAATTTAGGAAACTTTCAATCGCTTAGACTAGATCTTGGCGTAACAGATGCAAGGCGTGATGGAGAAAATGTAGATCAGGCTTTTGAGCGTGTATACAAGTTTGTTGAAGACAAACTAACAGCAAAGATTTTGGAAGCACAGACCGAGGCTGAAGCAAAGTAATGGCAGACCGCAAAGACCGAATGGCTTTGCTCAGTCGCTACAACAAACTTCATTTGCAGAGATACGAGCAAAAGGCCAACTTAAACTTAAATGTTGAGCAGTGGGCTGCCGATGGTCTTATTGAGTCATATGGAATTTCGGCATGCTACGATTTGTTAGATTTTTATTTTCAGGTATCTGCAAGCCCATCGTGGAATGTTTTTGCTTACAAGGCTCAAGATTTGTTAGATAGAAAAAATGAAATACAAAAAGATATTAAAGATAGAGCAGAGCGTAGACAGAAAGCAAAGGAGTGGCTAAGTGAATAATACAGAGTCAAAACTAATTACCGCTGTATTACAGGATAAACAAATTCATGTATTGCTACAGGCTAATGTTGAAAACCTTTTGAGAACCCATGGAGATATTTGGAATTTTATAAGGCTTTATTTTGAGAATAATTCCTCACTACCGCCAGCAGACCTAGTTAGAGAAAAATTTAGAGACTTTGATCCAATCCCAGGCGTAGGTGCAACTAAGCACCATCTAGAAGAATTGCAAGGAGAATATCTAAGCGATAGTCTAAAAGATATTCTAAGATCTGCTGCAACACAGGTTCAGCAAGGTGAGGGTGGCAAGGCTTTAGAAAGTCTTATTACTCAAACATCTGAATTAAAAAAGAATACTGCTGCTATCAGAGACATTGATGTTACTGACCTAGATTCTGCAGTTGCATATTTTGAAAATGTAAAAAAGCAACAAGAGTTAGGCCATATAGGAATTAAGACTGGGCTACCAGGATTTGATAACTACCTGCCTTCTGGAATCATGCCAGGGCAACTAGGAGTCTTCTTGGCATATCCAGGTATCGGAAAGTCCTGGTTGGCTCTCTATTTCGCTGTACAGGCCTGGAAACAGGGTCGTAGCCCATTGGTCATCAGTCTTGAAATGAGTGAGACAGAGGTTCGCAATCGTGTCTTTGCAATTATGGGTGAGGGTAGATGGTCTCATAGAAAATTAAGTAATGGAGAAATAGAGTTAGACATGCTAAAAGAATGGCATGCAAAAAATCTACAGGGCAAGCCAGAGTTTCACATCATCTCAAATGATCAGGGTGGTGAAATCAATCCATCAGTTCTTCGTGGAAAGATTGATCAATATAAACCAGACTTTGTCATTGTTGACTATTTACAACTAATGTCTCCAAATCAAAAGTCTGAAAATGAGACGGTACGAATGAAGAACCTTTCACGAGAACTTAAACTTATGGCGATCAGTGAAGAAGTTCCTATTATTGCCATTTCATCTGCTACCCCAGACGATGTAAGTGACCTATCTACGGTTCCTACATTAGGCCAAACTGCATGGTCTAGGCAGATTGCATATGATGCTGACTGGGTATTGGCGTTGGGTCGTGGGGCCAATAGTGACATTATTGAATGTGCCTTTAGAAAGAACCGTAATGGGTTTATGGGTGACTTCTTGGTACAGTGTGATTTTGATAAAGGATACTATAGATATAAAGACTTTGAAGATAAGTAGGTATAATATGGTATGTCAAAAAATAGGGAAAACATTCCACCAGATTTTTATCACCACAAGCCACTCAGGAAATTTTACATCAATGGTGTAATTCAGGACGAGGCTCTATTGGGCAGACTTAAAATTGAATATATAAGGTTGTTGGTTTCAGAAATGAGGCTATGTGGATATGTGCCAAGACTTGATCTTGACCCAGACTTCACAATAAGGTATAATGATATAAAAGGTTTTTTTGAATTTGAATTATCTATACACGGAGTTTACGCAGGGAAAAGGAAGAGCGAATGGATAGCAGGGGTAGATGGAACCAATCCAATTCTTATACCGCAGAACAGGTTAAAAGAGTCCTTTCAGGATCAGGCATAAATGTTGAATCTGAACTAGATGCTGACTTTATAATATTTTGTCCATTTCATAATAATCACAGAACTCCAGCAGGAGAGGTACAGAAAAACAGCGGAATGTTCTTTTGTTTTTCCTGTCAAAAGTCTGCAGATCTTATAGAACTTGTAATGCATACTTCGGGTAGAACATATTTTGAGGCAGCAAGATTTATTAAAACAAAGGAAAAGTTGAGTAATCTGGTAGTAGACATTGATCGTAGTCTTGCTGAAGAAGAAAAATATAAGCCATTTGATGAATTAATAATTAAAAGATTACATAACAATCTTTCTTTATCAGAAAGACCAAAGGACTATTTTAAATATCGTAAAATAACTCAACAGTCATGGAATAAATTTTCTTTAGGGTATTCAGAAAAACAGGATATGGTAACTGTTCCAGTGCATAGTCCAGACGGAGTGCCAATTGGATTTGTTGGAAGATCTATAGAGGGCAAAGACTTTAAAAATACACCAGGCTTACCAAAGAGCAAGACGTTGTTTAACTTGCATCGTGTAAAGAAATCTGATAGAGTATACATTGTAGAATCATCTTTTGATGCAATCAGGCTGGATCAGGTGGGTATTCCAGCAGTTGCAACATTAGGTGCAAATGTATCAAACAAACAAATAGAATTGCTTCAAAAGTATTTCAATAACATTATTGTTATTGCTGATAACGATGAGGCAGGAGGAAACATGAAAGATAGAATAGTTGAAAGACTTGGCTCTCGTGTTTCTGTTATTAAAATAAACAAACAATACAAAGACATAGGCGATATGCCAGATGAAGAAATTAAAGATTTAAGTTTTTCATTTGACAAAAGCATAGAGTCTATGCTAAACTAATACAAACATAAAGGAGAAAAATATGAGCATTGTAAAGGGAATTAAAAACATCAACGCCCTGCTCGACAAACCAAAGTATGAAAACGATGGACCGAAGGTAAAGTGGTTAAAACTTGCTGATGGTCAGTCTGTAAAAATTAGATTCATCGAAGAACTAGATGAAGATTCTGCAAACTATAGCGATAAGCGTGGACTAGCGCTTGTAGTTAAAGAGCATGTTAATCCAAAGGACTATAAGCGTAAGGCTGTAGATACTATGGATACAGAAGGCCGTGACTGGGCAGAAGAAATGCATCGCAAAGATCCAAAGGCTGGATGGAGAGCCCGTCTTCGCTTTTACTGCAATGTCCTAGTAGACGACGGTATTGAAGCACCATATGTTGCAATCTGGTCAATGGGTATCAGCAAGCAGTCATCATTCAACACAATTCGTGAGTATGCCCTTGAGACAGGCAGTATCTCAAACGTAGTATGGAAGTTAAAGCGTAATGGTCAGGGCACTGAAACTAATTACACTCTTATTCCATCATCGCCAGATAAGGAACCATTCGATTGGAAAGATATCGAGCCTTATCCATTGGAGTCAGCACTAAAGAAGATTCCATATGCGGAACAAGAAGCGTTCTATTTGGGCTTTGATAGCCCATCTGTAACATCATCTACCAACACTGATTGGTAAGATGAATTACGTAGGCTTACATGTCCATACCCATTTTAGTCTTTTTGATGGGATTGCTACTCCAGAAGAATTAGTAGACCGAGCAGTTGAACTTGGTATGCCAGCATTGGCTATCACGGATCACGGAACATTATCTGGGCATAGAGAACTGTATCGAGTTGCAAAAGCAAAGGGCATTAAGCCAATTCTTGGTCTAGAAGGATACATGTGTGCAGACATATCTGATAAAAGAGATAAGTCTGAAAGAACAGGTCAGCAAGATCTTGTTTATAATCACATTATCCTTCTAGCCAAAAATAAAATTGGTTTAGAAAATTTAAATAAAATTAGCGAGATAGCATGGACAGATGGCTATTTTAAAAAGCCTAGATTTGATTTTAAGACATTAGAAAAATATAAAGAAGGTATTATAGTTTCTTCAGCATGTCCAAGCAGTGTGCTAGTTAAAGCACTAGAAGAAGAAGAGTTTGCTCTTGCTAAAAAGTATATATCTTGGTTTAAGGAGCAATTTGGCAATGATTATTATATTGAGGTCATGCCACACAATGAAGCACACATAAACAAATATCTTTTAGAACTAGCAGATGAGTTTAATATAAAGGCTATTGTTACTCCAGACTGCCACCATTCTCATCCAGGGCAAAAAGAAATTCAAGAGTTTAAACTAATCATGAATACGCATGCAAAAGTGTCAAAGGATGTAACATATGCTAAGTCAGCAAAACAGTCTGATATGATGCAAAGGCTAGACTTGCTATATGGTAAAGATAGAGAGATTACATTTAATAAGTTTGACATTCATTTACTGTCCTATGAAGAAATGAAGTCAGCCATGAAATCTCAGGGCATTGATAGAGAAGATATATATACAAACACAATACTTTTGTCAAATACTATTGAAGACTATGACATTCAAGAAGGTTTAAACCTATTGCCAGTACAATATAAGAGTCCAGACAAAGAACTTGCTAGGGTTGCTCTTGAAGGTTTGAAAGAAAGAGGTTTGGCTGAAAATCAGGTTTATGTAGACAGACTTAATGAAGAGTTGCAAATCATCAAAGATAAAAAGTTTGCTCCATACTTCCTTGTTGTTAGCAACATGATCAGTTGGGCAAAGAAAGAAGATATATTGGTTGGTCCTGGTCGTGGATCTTCCGCTGGGTCTTTGGTTTGCTACGCATTGAGGATTACTGACATTGACCCCATAAAACATAATCTTTTGTTCTTTCGATTTATTAACCCAGAGCGTAATGATTTTCCAGACATTGATACAGATATTCAAGATACTCGTCGTGAAGAAGTTAAGGATTATCTTGTTAGACAGTATAGGCATGTTGCTTCTATTGCAACATTTTTACAATTTACTGGTAAGGGCATAGTTAGAGATGTTGCCAGAGTTTTAAATATACCTTTGTCAGATGTGAACAAAGTTTTAAAAACAGTAGACTCTTGGGATGATTACTGTACATCAAAATCAACATTAGAGTTTCGTGAAAAATATCCAGAGGTGGAAATATATGGTGAGCAACTTCGTGGTCGTATTAGGGGTACTGGCGTTCATGCTGCTGGTGTTGTTACTAGTAAGGATCCGATCTTTAGGTATGCGCCATTGGAAACTCGTTCTTCTACTGGATCTGATGATCGGATACCAGTTGTTGGAATTGATATGGAAGAGGCTGAAAAGATTGGGCTTATCAAGATTGATGCGCTAGGTCTTAAAACCTTATCAGTTCTAAAGGATACTATTGATATAATTAAAGATAGGCATGGAAAAAAGATTGATCTTCTTAGTATAAAAATGGATGACCATAATGTATATCAAATGCTATCTGAAGGATATACCAAGGGCGTATTTCAGTGTGAAGCAGCGCCATATACAAACCTTCTTGTAAAAATGGGTGTTAAAAATTTGTCAGAACTTGCTGCATCTAATGCTCTTGTTCGTCCAGGCGCAATGAATACAATTGGAAAAGACTATATTGAAAGAAAACATGGACGACAAAATATAGCATATATTCATCAGATTCTTAAAGAGTTTACAGAAGATACTTACGGTTGTATTTTGTATCAAGAACAGGTTATGCAGGCCTGCGTACATATTGGTGGAATGTCTATGTCAGAGGCTGACAAAGTTCGTAAGATTATTGGAAAGAAAAAGGATGCAAAAGAGTTTGATCAGTTTAAAGATAGATTCGTTGAAGGAGCATCTCGTTTTATTACTCCGCATGCTGCTTTAGACTTGTGGCATGATTTTGAGGCTCACGCAGGGTATTCATTCAATAAGTCTCACGCAGTAGCATATTCAACGCTATCCTATTGGACAGCATGGTTAAAGTATTACTACCCACTTGAGTTTATGTATTCTGTATTAAAAAATGAGGGAGACAAAGATGCACGAACTGAATATCTTATTGAAGCGAAGAGAATGGGGATTAGCATTAAACTACCTCATATTAACGATTCGGATATTGATTTTAAAATTGAAGGTAAAGGTATTCGGTTTGGACTCTCGGGGATCAAGTTTATCTCTGATAAGATTGCAGAACGATATATATCGGCACGACCTTTTAAGTCT